TGTTGCACAGTAGAACACTTGTGTTGAATAAGATTTGTCTGGTCTTTCATCAATTCTGGACATGGTATCTTTACCAACGCCCAACTTAATGCCGTCTTCTGCCCAAGCAAAACAAGTTCTGTCATTGCTGGACTTAGCCAACCTATTTGATACATGGAACTTAAAGCCCATAAACGTATCAACTTCACCAGTTGTCAAAGCTCGGACTGTGTTGAAGTCTGCCGATGTAATCTGTGTAGTACCTAGCAAACTTTCAATCTGGTCTGGGCTAACAACAATGTGTCGTGGAATACTTGGGTCAACGCTATTAAGGTCAAGTATCTTTTTAGCTTCGATAAGTTTTGCAATGGTCAAGTTAGCACCACCAGCCGCTATCTGTTGCCCTGCTGGAAGCGTAGTGCTTGTTGCACCAGAAGCCCCAGTGTAAGCTGTTCCAGTAGCCGCGGCTATAATTGCATCATCCATTGACCTACCAATCGCACTAGCCGCCGCTTGTGCGTAAGTGCTTGTTGGGTCAATCAACATTCTGACTTTATCGCTGTCATCAATTAGGTCGCCCCACTCATAAGTATCAAGGGTCACTTGCCTTCTTGAGTGTGGTGTTTCGACTAAGGGTGTGTCACCATGACGGCTAGTTCTTTTGACTGCTGATGAAGCACCAACTTGGTCAAAGAACGCTTTTTCGCCAGTAACACTTTCTTCGCTAACAGCCGCTCTAAGAATACTCCCTCTTTGCTGTGATAGCAAAGCTACATTCGAAGAAAACTGGTTAACGAAGGCTGTAGTAATTTGAACTGACATACATCTTCTCCATTAAAAGTTCAATTTTATTTTAATGGTTTACCAAGTCCCCATGACTTGAACCCTTTTGACTTTAACCTTTGTCAAAGGGGGGCAAAAATGCTTATCCAGTTCTGTACTTTAAGTTTCTATTACCTCTGAAACGCCCTTCTTAGGGTTGTGTTTCATAGGCATAGTAACCCAATCGTACAATTTTTCAGCTTGTACAGTAGGGTTTTCGGCTATATTTACGCTTCCACTCTCCATACAAAGCCTAATTAATTCTAATCTTATATCAATTAAATCCTTTTTGTCCACTAAATTCCATCCACAATCTGTTGATATTTAAATGCTTCTTGCACATACCAGTCATGTTCTGGATGTTTTGCATCCCAAAATGGGCTGTCTGGCTTTTTCAATTCAAGGACTTTTTGCTTGGCACTTTCTACAGAAGCACCCCCTGCCATTTTAGTTCCTTCCAGTTTGTCTTCGCTAACTCTTGAGTTAATAAACTCACCTACGTTAGCCAATAATTTAATTACATCTACATTATCGCCAAGTGTTGTGCCATCGCCCTGCTTTTTTTCACGCATGTCAATGTCACCAAATTCCATCATAACTGCGTTAGCCATAGCAAGGTTATCATCGTATTTGTTGCCCCATTCTTTCTGAAGTGCACCAATGTTATCTTGCCTAATTTGTGCAATCATTCTTTCATCTGGTGTAGCTAGTGCAGGGTTGTCACCCATGCCACTATCAATAAATTCATTCATAAGAATGTTAGCTTGCCTTTGCGTCAAGCCAGCTTTGTGAAAAACAGCAGACATGCCAGTTACAGTTTCGTTTGGCACTGTGGCGTTTTCATCTATTTCGTATTGGTAATCTGTAGCGTTATCTGGTCTGCCTATCTTTTTATAGAACTCATTATATTCTTCTTCTGTAGCAGACTTTCCTAGTAGTGCGACTTTATCTGCACCTACCATTCTTTGTGCATGAACAAAACCTTTTGCCAGACTATTTACATCTTCGATAGTCTGCAAAGATGGTGCGTTTCTTATTTCTTCTGGTAAATCATCTTTCCAACTTTTAGGTACTTCAGTTGTTTGTGGTGCTTGTTCAGTAGCTTGTCCAGTTTCTTCTGGGGTTACAGCTTCAGCAACTTCATTCATCTATATTCTCCATTTCTGTTATTGTTGGTTTATCTTCAATCATAGCCATTAAAAACATAAGCACAGTTCTTTGCCCTTCGTTATAAGCTATTTCATGTGGGTCTGTAGAAAACGTAGAACGATTATAATAAAATCGTGCTTTCATATCTTCTAAAACTTTTACGCCATCATCAGTTGTTAACAACCTTTTATACAGCTTCCTAGTATTTTCTATTTCTTCTGGTGTCATCATTGTGGTGCACCTTCATTCATGGCTTGCACCATAGGAGCCGCTTTGCCCATAGCTTCCATTTGTTGTTGCTGTGCCATCATTTCTGCTTGTTGTTCTTGTGCTTCTTGCCTTTGCTGTCTTAGTTGGGCAACTTGTTCGTCACCTCTGACTGCAACTGCTGGGATAGACAGCACTTTGATTAAATGTTTTACAAGACCATCCATGTCCACATAATCCATAACACTTGGGTCAATCTGCGATAATGGCTGTGTTAGTTCAACCATACGCAGTAGACTTTGCACATCTGTTGACCTTTGTGCTTTTGCAAGTGGGCTAACATATTCTATTTCAATATCACCATCACGCAAAAACTCTGGTGCTTCATCGAACATTTTATTTTTAGAAAGAATATTATAGCATCTAGTTATTAATGGCTGTAACAATTCAGCTTGCAATCTGCCGAGGACTGGGCCGAGTATTCGCATTTTTTCTTCTGTTCGTTGCAACACTTCTGTTGCAGTCATTGCAGGACTAGAAGCTAAAATTAATTGGTCAACGTAAAAAGCAGATTGTATTGCTTTACGTCTTTGGTCTTCCATATTTAGACCTAATGGATTGTTTGCCCCTATATTTAGTGGCTCTAGTCTGTCCCTTGTGCCACTTCGATAGAAGTTTAGACCACCGGGCACTGTGCGTATTGGCAACATAAAGCCGTCATCTGGTACAAGCAATGGTGGGTCAACCTGCTTTTGAGCCGCTTTGATTGTGGTTTGTGACATTGCAGATAACATCTGTATGTCGGGAAGGGCTACCATTGCAACGCTTCTGCCGTAGCCTATTTCAAAACTACTTTTCAAAAAGCGTGGTGACATGTAAGGAAAATCGTCAAAGCCACTTTCTGATAATGTCTGCTGTTCGTCTGCGTCAAAATAAACTGACGCTATTGGTTTGTTCTCTGCACTTAGTTTTGTTTTGTCGTATTCATCTCTTTTAAAAACTGCGTGGCAAATTGTAACAAATTCAAAGGGGCTTTCTTCTGCCTTCTTTAACATTTTTTGTGGTACGTTATTTTTACCAAATCTATTAATAGCACTTCTGGCTGGCATTTTAAATTCACGATAAACTGTGTCTACTCTGCCATGTTCGTTTTCTGATAAATAACATTCGCTGATATGTCTTGTAGAAAACCTTAACATAAAGTCATCGTCTTCTTCGACCATCATTACAGCAGTGCCAAAAACAACTAGGTCATGGTACAGTTCGTGTATCTGTTCTTGAAAGTTAGACCTAGCAAAAGCACGATACAAAACTTTTTCTGCACTTTGTAACCATTCGTTTGCTTCATCGTTTCCATCCAATTCACGATTAGTGAAACGTAAAGAAAACCAAGCTGTGCTAGGATTGGTCAACATGCCATGCAAAGAAGCTGACAAAAGTTCTGCACTGTGCATTGCTGTACTATCAAAACTTCTTTCTATTCTTTTTTCGCCTTGTGACCTTTTCTTTGTAATGTCTGCTTTTCTTGGAACAACAAAGTCAGCCAAATCCTGCCAGTGTTTTTCCCAAGTAGACCTTTGGTTTTTTAAGTGCCCCAATCTTTGTGACAGCAAAATTGCTAAATCATCTTTTTCTTTCGCCATTCACTAACTCCCCAGTAGGGTTTTCTTTGTGCTGTCTGGTCTGCCCAGTATTCCCCTTCTATTTGACTGCAATGTTTTTGTTCTTCGTACTAATGCACCACCAGCTTCTACATCTTGACCAGCCGCTTTTGGCTTTCTAACTTTTGTTAGTTGCTCTTGTGGATTTTTGTTAACAGCTTTTGCAAACTGCGTAACTTCTTGCTTTTGTGCTTTTGGGGCAACTGCTGGTTTAGCTGAACCAAGTGCTGACACTGCACCACCATCATCGTTGTCGCCACTCTCAAAGGGGTCTTTGTAATTACCTTTTGCGTCAAAATTTGCTGGGTTAAATTGTGACTGTCCACTATACACAGTGCCCCCAAACAATCCTTGATGTTGAACACCAACCAAATCTTTTGCAGACATGTTTTCGTTATAGCCTACTGTAATTTGTGGTACGCCATTCTTTGTGCCAGTCGAATAAACTGGAACGCCACCACCTCTTAGTGCTTTAGCCATGTTGTTTGTTGACATGCCAGCCATAAAGTTCATCGCACCAGTTACTGGTGTCGGCACTCCAAACGGCCCCGTGTACTGGTTAGCCGCTCTGTTCGCTACTATCTGGTCTGCTAAAACTTCGCCACTTGTCCTTCTGTCTTCGTAAATTTCACTAGGTTTACTTTTTGTCCCAGTGTTTAAACCTTTGCTTTTACTTTTATTCAGAATTTCGTCTTGCTGTTCGTTGCCAGTTGTTTCACTTGCCATGATAGCCCCCTATTTCGTTTTACCATTTGTTAGAAAGTTTTGCATACGTTTAATGTCTGCTGTTGACATAAGGGAAGCATAAGACACTGGTGCGTCATCCATTACGCCTTTCGGCCCAGTTAAAATTGTATCTTCTGTAGCAACACGCTTTCTATCTCTACTACGCTTTTCTATTTCACTGGTTGCAGTGGCAGTGATAGGTTTGATCGGCGTAGCTGGTGGTGGTGGGGGTACTTTTATTTCTGGTGATTGTACTGTCACATCTGGTTTTAAAAAACTCATAAATATACTCCTTCTAATTCCCCCTGCCCTTGCGTGTTGAATGGGTCGTATGTGCTTTGTGCGATTTTTTGTGGGGCTTTTTCTTCCCAGCTTCTTGTTTCTTTGATGCCCGTGGCAAGGTATCTGAACGCATCTGCCCCATGACTTGACCAGTCGTGGACTGGCTTTTTGTGAAACGTCCGAAGCCTTTCGTTATAAGCCCTATGATATTGTCGTAAACATTCAAGCAATGGTTTGCAATTATCCTTATCAAACCAACACCTTTTGAGTAGCATTTGCCCAGCATGTATTCCATCCTCTATTGGCAGTTTAGGAACTACACGAAAATTAATACCCAAGTCCCACGCAGTTTCCCTTCTGCTCTTTCCAGTTCCCAGTTCCCTAACATCAATATCGTGTGGGGCGTAATGGAAACCATATAAA